GTTCTATTGTGAAATTTATGAACCAGCTTCATGACAAAGGCGAACAGTCTTGAATGCTTGCTGTCTGTCAGATAAGATCTTTTACCATTTAAATTTTTATTCTAACCCAAGGTTCTTTAAATGGGATTGAATATCATCGAGCTTGTGAGCTAATTCATCGGTCTCTACTGATTTACGGTATAGATCCACTGCTGATGCTAGGTTAGCTGCTTCAAATGGGGATATATCGCCTTCGAGAGCTGTATTGACGATGTCCTTCATAGCGAGCGGAATGTCTTCAGTTGATTTGAGTCTGTTGGTCTTGATACGAACGGGAATGTCCTTGCGTGTAGGGCATATACGATCGGCGACGATTTTAAGGGCTGTCATATCACCCTCTTTGGCTTTATCGACTAGTACAGTAAAGATGGACTCGACTTCTCGATACATGATTTGCTCAGCGAATAAAGCGGCTCGATTACGAGAGCCATGGGGGCGTCCTGTTGACTTCTTAATAAACCCTGATTCTGAAGGGTGCATAGATGGATCGACATTATCTTTTCTGAGTGCGTTACGTGTTTCCTGAGCCTTTTTCATCTCATCGTCGATTTGCTGATTGATAATTTTTTCAAGAGCTTTGTTAACGGTCATCATTTACACTCTGCAATTGAATTAAAAATAACAGCCGGCTCATCTGACTTTACGAAGACAATACCGACTTGTCTGAGTTGGTCACGATAAGCGTTATGTATAGTGTCGCTTGTTTTATCCGATTTAGCAAGACTGATAAAGAAAACTTTGGATAACTTTTCTTCTTGGACTTTGGTATAAGGGGTGAAGCCATTTTGGTTAATGACTTGTGTTGTGGCTCGCATAACGCCTTTGATAGCGATGAGATCGAATTGAGTATCATCATGAGGGGTAATGATAGAAGTATCTGGGATTTCTGCTAACTTGTCAGCGAGTTGTTTGATAACATCGGATTTTTTAAGTTTGGGAGAGGGTGTTGCCATATAGCTCTTCTATACACTTATCTAAAGTTTTATTCATATACAATCGTTCTATCATAAGAATTTCATAGAGTAAATAGAATGATTCAGGATTTTCAGTGTACTCTTGGGCGTTTTGTGTAGAAGAGATATGAGCAAAAGGATTGTTTATCTGTACGTTGGTGAGTGCAGGTGCAAAGAGATTGGGTAAGTATTTAGTGAAATTATTAATAGCCGGGTCAAAGATAGAGAGTATATTATCACGCACGGCATTGAGTAAAATCTTAGATATATCAGCTGCGGTTCCTCCCCAGAATCTATTAGCTGCGAGGGCAGCAAAGGGTACAGGGGTATGTGCAGGGTGGAAGGTGAATGCATCTATCTCGGACTTAAGAAAGAAGAGATTACGATAATTCTCGTCTACACGATCAACAGCGGTAAATAATAGGCCGTGCTTATTGGAATGCATGGGGATATCAGATTCAAAGGCAGTTATATTCGGCCGCTCGAGAGAGAGCGCGTTGGGGCTATAATTCGGTGCCTGTTTGGATGGGCAAATGAGATAGCGTACGGAGGGCTGATAAATACGATAACGCTGAGTAAGGATGCGAGAAGCCTCGTCAAATGAATACATTTTAGCTTTGTGGAGAGTATCAATTGTAACGATAGTAGTGGACTTGTGTGAGCTCACGTTGGGTTCCCTTTTATTTATTTATAGATAGTTTGCTGCTATAACTCACGGGGGAATTTTGGGTTTTTATTTGCCGCATTTCCCCCTGTGATTTAGATCAGAATTTAGTTTAGTTTAATATATTTTACTTTTTTTTCAATTGTTATGTTTTATGTTGACATTCGTCTTTCATAGAGGTATATATATAAGAAGAATTAAGCAAGGAAACGACGGATGGAAAAGAAATATAAGTTAACGGGTGAGAGCATAGAGGTTGGCGGCCGAAAGCTCTACCGCATAGAAGCATTAAGGGACTTTAGTGATATCAAAGCCGGCGATTTAGGTGGTTTTGTAGAGTCATATGAGAACTTGTCGCATAGCGGGGATTGCTGGGTGGATAACGAAGGAAAAGTCTATGAGGACGCTAAAGTCTATGGAGATGCTGTAGTATCCGGTAATGCTCACGTATGTGGAAGTGCCAGAGTCTTTGACCAAGCATTTATATATGGATCGGCGGCCATCTATGGAGAGGCGAGTGTATTTGATGATGCCGTTGTATGTGGGAATGCTGAAGTCTACGTAGAGGCAAGCGTGTTTGATGAGGCTCAAGTGCATGGGGTCGCTAGAGTTATTGGAAGGGCTAAAGTCTTTGGAAGTTCCGAAGTAACCGGCCATGCCATCGTCTATGGGGAAGCAAGCGTATTTGGTGATGATGTCCTAAATGGGAATGATAGATTTTGTGAGATTTTGGGGCAATGTTGAGTAAGATATATAAACAACTAGGTAAGCAGATGAATTTTTGGATAATCTTGATCGGTATAACGATCGGAGGGGAATATTTATTGCAATGGCATCCTCTTTGCAGCAACGGTGATGAGTACGTGACTGAGGATGCGGAGTGTGAGGTTGACGAGGACATATCCGGGCGGAATTTTTCATCTACGTTAGAGTGGAGTGACGAAATTGGCGATATGATAGTAATAGAAGAAGATGGCATTGAGGCTTAAACTTAAAGATTTGCTCGAGGTGGAACGGCGGCTGGAAATATATGGCCGTAAAAAGCCTGATTGGTTACTTGAGGAGATAGCACTATACAGCAGTTCCTTGCATGATTATTTCAAAGCAATGTGGCATGTTATTGAAGGGAAGTCCTTGTTCGTTGATGGGTGGCATATCGGGGCATTGAGCGAGCATCTGGAAGCTGTATATAGCGGTGATATTAAGCGTTTGATTATCAATGTGCCTCCTCGTACATCTAAAAGCTCATTAATCTCAATAGCATTTCCCACATGGACTTGGGTCAATGATCCTGCTCGTAAATTCTTATATATCAGTTACGGTGCACGGCTGGCTCAAGAACATAGCGTTAGATCGAGGAACGTAATTGAATCGAATTGGTATCAAGAACGGTGGGGAGATCGTTTCAGGTTATCTCAAGATATGAACACGAAGCAAAAGTTCGAGAATGACAAAACAGGCGCACGTATTGCTACGTCGGTGCACGGAACGGCAACAGGTTTGGGTGGCGATATCATCGTATTTGATGACCCTAACTCGGCGGCTGATGCATTAAGTGATGCTAAGCGGGAAGGAACAAATCTTTGGTGCGACAATGTAGCATCTACTCGTCTTAATGATCCTAAAACCGGAGCTATTGTGATCGTTCAGCAGCGAGTTCATGCTCAGGACTATACGGGACACTTATTAGCGCAAGAGGACAGTGATTATGTAAACTTGTGCTTACCCATGGAGTTTGAGATTAGTCGGAAATGCGTAACGGTGCCATTAAAGAGCACTAAAGGGATGAAATGGCAAGACCCACGCACTGAGGAGCATGAGATATTATGGCCTGACCGTTTTTCTAGAGCGGAGCTTGAAGATTTAAAAAGGCGCATGGGATCATCTTATGTAGTCGCAGGCCAATTACAGCAAAGACCGTCACCCGAAGAAGGCGGTATTATTAAAAAGGATTGGTTTCGTTGGTATAAAGATAGAGAAATGCCAAGATGCAGTTTTATTCTTCAGTCTTGGGATACGGCATTAAGTACGGGGCCAACTGCTTGCTATTCCGCATGCACCACATGGGGGATCTTTAAAGATGAGCATGGGGTAGATAACATCATTCTGCTGTCGACATGGCGGGGGAGAGTTGAGTATCCGGACTTAAAGCGCATGGCAATTCGATTGAGCCGGTGTATTTTTGACACATATACAGACAATCCTGTACCTGAGGATTACGTATATAAGCCTCATATGATACTAATTGAAGCGAAAGCTAACGGCCTCTCATTAATTCAAGATTTGAATCGAGCGGGGTTGATCATTACTAAGTTTGATCCACGTGGTTCGGGGGATAAAGTACAGCGAGCTAGGATTGCTAACTCGTTGATTGAGGGAGGACGTGTATGGTTGCCGGCACGTGCGCCTGACTTTACGAGACTACGGCCATTTGCTGAGGAATTTCTGATGGCTGCCGCGATGTTTCCGAATGATGAAAGCAATGACTATATTGATAGTATGTCCCAAGCATTTATCAAAATGAGAGATTCAGGTGCTATTGGTCATCCTGACGATGCTGTCTTTGTAACAGGCATTAAAGATAATAGACCTTTATATTAAAAGAGGAATTAAAAATGGAAGCGAGAGGAATATTAGAAGTATGCTGTGAAAAACAGGCAGTAATGGAGATGAAGGACGATATAATAAGCGATCTCGATAATGTTGCTAGTCTTTCAGATATAATTTCATTGGGATATCTCACGATAAAATCAGCTCTAGCATCAGCTGTTTATAGCGAAGGAATGACAAAAGATGAAGCTGATGAATGTGCTGAAATAATTGCAAAGTTATTGAAAGTACATATCGAAGAGGCAGAGCAGCTACGGTTAAAAAATAGACATAATGGTTCGGAAAGAGAGAGCGAGGCACTTTAAATGGAAAGTCACCTGTATCGCCGAAAAATTTTAGATGATGCCATTTCCAAAGCGAAAAAAATACCGACAATAGGTGCCAAAGGAATAGAATATCTCGAAAGAATAGCTGAAATTTGCTGTGACTCAGCCATGGTTAGTAGGGATAAATCTAGAGTTTATAGGTACTTGCAACATTTAGTTCATGCTCTTGAGTCGGAGAGAAATATCGGATATATGAATAGATGGGTTGAGCAGAAAAACAAGATTGAGCAAATCCGTGAGGAATTAATGGAAATAGATAAAGTATGTAATGATCCGGCAGGCGCACACGATTATTATGAAAAATGGCTTCATGAGTTAGCTGCTTATGACAGATTAAAACAGAGTATAAGAGAGATAATAGAATGAGCATTTGGGAAAGATTATTGAGAATTGGAGTTGCCGCGCATGATTCCTGAAATTTTTGGAAGGTCATTATCCGATATAGAAGAGCAATACGTATTTTCCCAATTACGGAATGACTTATTAAAAGAAATCCTAGAAACAAAAAACTTAACTGACCTTATTTCGCTACTGGATGATATTTCATTAGTGACAAAATTAAATGGTTATTTTCTCGCTAAATTTATATTGCCATCCTACACTAACGAATTCATGACTAAAACTATAAATGAACTTAATCTAAGAATGGAAAAAATCATTGAGCAGTGGAGAACTAATTCATGAGTATAATCCAAGTTTAAAGTCTTATAGAAGTAGGATTTTAAAATAATAAGAAGTTAGCTGCATCGTTAGGATATTAGATAAAAAAACTAAAGGAGATAACAATGGCAATTAAAACCCATTCAGAATATTTTTTCGAAAATATTAAAAACGCGATTGAACAAATATTTAAGAGCGAAGCACAAAGAATTCAGGATGATATAGTTTCTAAATATACTGAGGAATTTAATAGAAGAATGGATGTGGTAAGGAAATCGGCTGTCATAGATGCAGCTACGTTATTCGAAGTAACTGAACGCTCAGAGAATATAACAATCAACTTTAAAATGGATCAACTTAATGGAAAATGAAATTAAACCGCTTTCTTTTATTCGTTGCGTTATCTTACCAAATCATCAAGTCGCACGATATGTTAGGAATGCTAAGTATCCCCGCTATTGTGAAAGCACAACATCCGCAATCTTAACTTCATTGCTTTTCGTTTTATGTATCTCAATAAATGCATGGATTTTTTTCAATACCTTTACTATGCAATCTATAACCAATCTCCTCGTCGTTTTTTGTTTTACTATTTTCCTGAAACATACCATGAGTGATTACTTTGTTTATAGAAATTATGGGGTGAAAAATTCATGGCAGTTTTGCCAGCTAGATCAATTTAAAATTAATTAACGAGGAATAAAATTATGAAACAACTAATAACTTTACTAACTTTATCAACAGTACAAGCAGCGGATTGGAGCGAGATGACTCCTGCTGAAATTTATGCCAAACTGGAAATGGATCAATCCTTACGCACTATTAGTATTATAGATGAAGAAAAAGGATTACAAGAAAGTCATCCGCATTTATTCGATCAAACAGAAACCAAGGCCTTATCGCCTCGTACATTGAAAAAACGCAACATGTACGCATCCACAAAAAAAGAAAAAAACCCCTGTTTCATCCGTTCCCGTTCTTTGAACGATGGTCATAACGACTAAATTAAGGAATACAAATATGACTCTTAAAGAAATACTCTATACTTTAGAAATTAGTGAATTAGAATGTGCAAAATATTTGGATACTAATCCAATAATGTTTCGTAAATGGCTTCATGAAGAGCAACCTATGCCTCATATACTGAAACAGAAAGTCGCTCAATGGGTTAGATTCCATCGTGAGGGGTTGAATTGGAAACCCGGGTGGGTAACCCAGCTTGGACCGTATAAAGATTACAATATCTTTGATAGCGTGGCATAAAAGTAAAAGGAAGGACAAAAATCCTTCCTTTTTTTATTTTATATACGATAGTCCGACAACGATTTTACCGTGTGTGATGATCTCCTTTTCTATGACATAAAATCTTTTAATATAGCGATCATCAGTGATTATTCCTGCTTTAACTAAAGAATCCTGAGTAGCTTTGAGGAGGTTATCGGCATCACGTAAACGTTTGTCTGGCGGGTAAATCTTATAGATGGCTTTAATAGGTCTCTTTTCAAGAAAGACCGTCTGTAACTTGACTTTTTGCCTAAGTAGTAGAGCTATTGATGTGTTGAAATAGGCGCGGCCCTCGTGAGATAAGATCTTGCGACCTCGGAACACTGAATACAAATGGTTGGTGCTAACAGGCCAAGGAAGTTCGTAATAAGTAAGTGCCATCTAAAAACTCAGTTTCCTCTTTAAAGAGAGTTTACCCCACTTAATAGTGCGTTTCAAGTCGACTTAAAGTTTGGGATAAACGCTCTAAACCCAGAGTGTTTCTGCTGTTTTTATGGAGACTCCATGTTTTGTAAAAAAATAAAAATTATTTATGTTTGATAAAAACAAGGAGGTGTGTGAGGGGGGGGGATGGCCATAACTTGCTCCTATCATTTGACTTCTACCTCGATTACCTTTGTTGTATCGCGCCCAAAGACATCGACAACCTTGACAGCAATCTTGTACTTTCCGGGTTTCGAGTATGTATAAGTATCACTCTCAAGATCAATCTTGCGATTTTTCTTAGTTCTATATGTCTGCCAATGGTTTTCAAAAACAAAGCCCCCTATTTCATAGGCATGCAGGCTTTTACAGTCAAAGTCTACGGCCCAATAATCAATCCAGTCGGTCCAATGGTTGGTTAATGTTTGTTGCTCAATATTACCTTGTCGGTCTTTTGTCAATTTGATGACTGATCCTTGATCAACAATAACTTTGTTACTCCCTGATCGCATAGATTGAGCAACATTCCTTAAATCTTCCTGACGATAAAAAACACCAAAATCTATCAATTGAAGAGAGACACTTTGTTTACTAACAATCGGTGTAGCTTCTACATATGCAACGTCATAAAATACAACTTGATCTTTCTCCACTGCGCGCTTATCAAAAACTTCTCGTGGGATATAGCGAAGTGCGAGATCAATGCCTTTTTTCTCAGCCTCATCGAGAACGAAACGAGGCAAACTCATTTCAAACTCAAATCCAAGCACATCTACCCGCTTAAATCCATAAGTATGGGCTGCTTTCAGAACGGCCTCAACTTCCTCTATAGTGATCGGAGCATCAATTGGTCCTATATAAACTCCAGCGCCAGATTTTGTGCCATGAAAAGGGAGCATTTGATGGAGTGGCTCTGATTTATAAGCTTTAAGGATTAGATTGTAGAATTCATTTTCTTTTAATTTAGCTTGCTTTGTACGTTCATCTTTAGGTAATGATCCATCAATGCCGACATAATACTCCCGATCATAATGACCAAGATTTAGAATATCAAAAGGGGTATAAGATTCTTCTTTTTTATTAAGTTCCTTCTGAAGCTGAATTATCCTTTTACGTGATGTATGAATGGCAAATCGAGACAAATCACATCCAACCCACTTTCGACCTAGTTTCTCTGCTACAACCATTGTTGTTCCTGATCCACAAAAGAAATCAGCAATAATATCACCTGGATTTGAAGAGGCTATCATAATACGTTCAAGTAGAGCTTCTGGTTTTTGAGTAGGATATTCTTTACGAATTGATCCGCTGATATCTGTCCAAATATCTTGGCACCTAACACCAGATGTATTCATGTATTTTTTTCTATTTGGTACTTTTCCTTGTTGTACAATGAGTGTTCCTTCTTCTATCCATTTTTGAGCTGTTTCAAGTGGCATACGATAACCATTATTTGGTTTTTTTTCACCATATCCAAGGTCATAAATGTACCCCCCACCTCCTGGATTATCTACTGGGACAAATCTAAATACACCTTTTTCATCCTCATTATTATAAAGTTTTGAACTTGATTCACTGTAGTCTTGGAATACATCGTTCCAAACATAATAATCTTTAGATTTTGAATAGAGAAATAATATATCATGTGATTTAATAAATTTACGGTTTTTAGAGGACGTATCTCCAACTGCACTTTTCCATATGACCTGATTAATAAAGTTATCGGCGCCAAAAATCTCATCTAAAATTATCCGGATGGAACCACTCAGCCTGTAGTCACAATGCATATAAATACAACCATCGTCTGCCATAAGATCATGTATTAATTTTAATCGTTCATAAATCATAACAAGGTAACTATCTACTCCTTTACCCCAAGTATCACGGTAGGCAATTTCCTCAACTATACTTGGTTCCTTGGTGAAAGTTTCGCCATCGCCAATCTCAATAGGCATTTTAAAATCTGCCCCCACGTCAAACGGAGGATCGATATAAACCAGTTTTATTCCTCCAGCATTTTCAATTTGTCTCCTCAATGAGCCAGATCGCAGGGATGATAATATAAGTTTGTTATCTCCCCATATAAGTTTATTAGTCCAATCACTTCCTAAAGTATGGGGAGCGGAATTGAGGCGTGGGGCATCAATGTGTTCGATTGTTTGAAACGGTAGTTCTGCTTTACATACTTCTAACGTTTTTCCCGGCCAAATAAGTTCTGACTTTAATTGATTTTTGAATAAACGGAAGCGATAGTTATCTGGAATAGGCTCTCTACGATCTAGACATTCTTTGATGAATTGCCGCTCTTCATCGTTTAAATCCAGCATTTTTGGTTCTCCTTTAAAATTCAATAATCTATAATAACAAAACGCTGGAGAGAATACATACATCCATATGAGAGAAATAATTTAATAAGGGATGAGCTTAAGAGCAATAACGCTGCTCCAATAAAGTATACGACTTTAGTTGTTTCGCTAATTTTTGGCACTCATGTTTTACGTATTCAATGTTTTTGTATGTCGTGTACCTTTTACCTCCTAATAATGCTCTCACGCACGGAGCCATTATTAATTCGGGGATTAAATCACGAGCATGATGGCACCCAAACCCAAGCGTATAACCATGTAAATCCTTATTAGCATATATTACTGTGCCATGCACATCAAACACCTGTTTGAAATGATGTAAACGTACATCTTTTTTCAATTGAACTGTTACGTATCCGCAAAGAGTGCCAAGATCTAATCTTCGTATAATCTTGCATAACAGGCCTGTCTCTTCATCCACCCATTCTAAATAATCCGGCTCATTATCCCACTCACCACGTGGCCACTTATCTTTATTTTTTTGATGCTGCATCAGTTATATCTTCTGTTTTTATAGCAATTTCTACGCAATTATCTGCACCCCACTCATTGAATGCTTTGATATCTTTAATAGAGATTAGAATCCCCGTTACACTACTAGCCAATAAAAACCATTCTATCCATGACCAGTTATATGCATATAACATTAATAAATAAGCCATAATACTTACGCTTAAGATAACTTTAGCAGAGAATTTACTGTAAAAAAAAGATGGGTATGTCTTACCGGGGACATAAAAAGCCAGTGGTCTTACCCCCGGGAGTTTAGTCATGACATAAAACTTTTCATTTAAACGTGACATAGTGTCCTCTTCATTAGTTACGATAGACGGCGACGGTAGCTGCACATTGTAATATTTCGCTTTATCTACCTCTTGCTGCATAACAATAAGTCTATATTCATAAGTCTTTTGAAATATTTGGATACAATTTACTGCGTTCCATGATTTAAATGCTTTAATATCTCTCCAACTGTTCCTACAAAATAAGAAACTCATGAAAATAGTGAGGATAGTCGCAAAAGGAGTAAGAGCCCAACCTGCGAACAAAGCAGCACCACCCGTAATAAGTGAACAAAAACCTCCCAAATAAGCACGGTATATTGTCTTAAACAAAGAAGGATACTCATACCCAACTATGAAATTTGCATAGGATCTGTCGGGCAAGACAATAGTCGGCGATGGGTTATGGGTGAGCCACAAATCTTCTTTCATTTATTCTTATTCAGGGCATAATCTTTGTGGTGAGAATTTTCAATTCTAGCTGTTCTCTTGATAAGAATGATATGTTTTTTGCCCTTCCTTCGATTAAGATAAAACACCCACGTTTATGTAAGTGTCCATCAATAGCGCCCATAGAACTTTCTAGGAAAGTTAACCAATCCTTCCACTCTTCAAGTAATATCGGTTCATCCAAATCCACATAGGATCTATGGATCCTATACACTCGATAATACGCATCAAACAAATCCTCAATCATTCCTGTAATATTGAGATCTTTTTCAACTGTAACTAAAGCAAGTGTAGTCATTTTCAGTTTTACCTTCCATCTTGGAGATTAATTAATTGAGTTCAATTCTGTTCTTATTTAAATCATTGACCAGTTCGTCTTGGATTGCTTGGAGGTAATGTATATCAATTTTCCCTCCATTTTGAACCCGAGTCGAGCAGCTAACTTTGAATAAGGACTCAAGATTAGTCGCATGATCAACTAATCGAATGATGACATCCTGAATATCTACCCGAGGCTCTACCGATAGAACAAAAGAATCCCATCGCATGAGTGGAACAAGAAAACCCAAACAGTCCGGTTCGAAGTATTTCTCCAACAACTCCTTCTTCTGTTTGTCTACACTTTTCCGTCGAGACTTAGGACGCGCGGGGTTGCATCGATAAGCAATGTCCGCGACTCGCATATAGTGGAGAGGATCGGCAATAACGTTTCTAATATCACTAGCATGCCACACGCAAAACTTTTTGCCCCAATGTAATGGCTCCGGTAGACAACCCTCGGAAACTAAATGCCACCATGTTTGGCGACAAACAGGAATAAATTGCAAAATATCCTTTACACGTATAAACCCTGTCTCAGGGAAACAAATCCTATTAACATCGGGTTCCTGTAGCCTATCGGGACGTGGCAATATAGGCAAATTATATTTATCAGGGTTCTCCAGTATATCCTTGATATATTCGGCTCGCCAGAATGCGACAGTCCGACTGCATTTGAGGGGGGCGTCCAATATGCCCATATCAGTCCATCGATAAAAAGATGCTTTTGAAATTCCTAAAAGCGTCCATATCGTTTTGGCACGTACAAATCCCGTATTAGGGAAAATAATTTGAGTCATTAAATTTTGATCTATAAGTTGATAATTTCAATGTGAGCTTATTATTGCATAAGGCCGATTCTAATGTCAACTAAAAGTAGATCTTATACCGCTTGCCTGTTAGTTTACCATAAGCAATAAGCCCTTCAGGGCGATCAAATACTACATACTGAGAAGCAGCCCAGCTTATTCCTTCTCTCCATAACGTCTCAATGGTGTAATGGAGATCTCTGAATGGGACAGAACATAAATGAGGCACAACACTAACACACGAAGGCTTATCCTTGACATCTCGAAAAAGGGAAAAGACATTATGTTTTAGCCCGTACCCTCTTTGTATACGATTTCCCCACCATTCCCCATGGTGATATCCCGGTGGCAATGTGCGCAATTCTTCTTCATGATCTTTGACCCATTGACCAAAACCAAAATGATCATCTGGCAATGTAATCCAATTATTCCGTGATCCTGCTTTAATAATTGACTTGTCTTCTGATACAAAAATAAGACAGTTAGTCCCGTCTATTTTTTCTGTAATCTCAAAAATCTCCTGTTCTAATCTGGGCATCTTAGGAAAAGATTGGAATGGGATATCATGCATTTTGACCTCTAAATTGTTGGTATGGAATCATGAATAATTTTGTAACCTGCCGATGGCTGATTGACGATATAGGGACCATTCTTAGAATATTCCCCTATTTTTCTACGTAAATTGTAAATATGAACGCGCATTAATGTAGTAGAAGTTCCCATTTTTCGTTCACTCATGCTGCGATAGAGAGTATCTAAGGGGACATTCTTTCCTGCATTGAGGGATAGTCGCTCTAATATCTCATACTCGGTAGGAGAGAGAATGATTTGATTGGCTCCCATAAATACCTCCTTAGAGCGCAAATCTAGTCGCAAATTACCTATTTGGACTGTAGAGCTCACAAGAGATAAGGGGCGACGCACTAAAGTACGAGTCTTGGCATATAGGACAGTTAAATCTATAGGAACCGGAGCATAGTCATCAGCACCGGAATCTAACGCATCAACAATAAAATCAGAACTTTCGAGTTCGCCTACAAGCAGGATTGGGATAGTATTTTTTTTATGCCGTAATTCTCGAATAACGGGCAATAGCTTTTTACGCTTAATACCTGCGTACATAATGATTAAATCAAAATCATATCCCAGTAGAAAAACATCAAACGTGTCTTTATCGAAAGCGGTAGAGAGGTCAAATTGACGTGAAATTAATTTAGAGAACACAGAAGCGGCTGGGGCATCAGCCGAATAAAGCAATACACGCATTCGTTAATTCTCCTCTCTCTTTAGTTTATCACATACCACTTTCAATAAAAACGAGAAAACGCCCACAATAATCACTCCACTAAAACAAGTAAATTTGTAATATGCCCATTAAATGTTTTTATAATGGCTTCCGAATTATTCCATAAAATTTGTCTCTGAGGTTCATTCTTAACAGAAATCTTCAAGGTTTTATCGTCAACGGCAAGCTTTGCATGACGGATATGGAGCATATAAAAATCACCGAACTTTTCGGACAAACGACGACGCGCATGCTCAGCAATAGTGTTATTAGGCGATAATAGTCCGCTTGGCGCCCCATGCGAGCTTGGTGATGATGATTTAGTGGAATGTGTCGCCCCGATGGCTAATAGCACCTCTGCGGGCTTTAAAATGTTTTTTATACGATCGAAGTATTCCCGTTGGATAAAATCTCGTTTAAAAGCATTGGATACGGTAATAGTTACACGAGCGTTCTGCACAGCAATACCAGCGTTTTGGAACCAAGATACGTAGGTAGCTTGCCCAAATCCCTGAAGAAGCTGGTCCCGAACTTTCCCTTCGGGCGTTGCTGTCGAGAATGAGGCAAGAGGAATCTGATCGGCTATTGATGCCTTGGACATAAAAATCTCCTTTGGATGTGATGTTGTTGAAATAGATGGGGCGAGAGCTGGGAATATATTCCCTATCAGCTCTCCTACTTTAGTCATTACCCCTTTGGCGGTTGGAGGCGGTTCAATTGGTTTTGGTTGAGGCGAATTCAATAGGCGATAACGAGGCTTTGCGATTGTACGCTTATGGCGATTTTGCTCTTCTAGCCAAATATTTAGGTTTGCTTTGTAACGACTGAGCCATCGACGCCATTGTTCTAGCCAGTTGCGAGACTTGCGATCGGGATGTGCTGCATAATAATCAGCCATACGTTGGCGTGCCCGATGAATAAGTGCTGAGGATAAACCCATTTCTTCACCTATTTGCATCCATTCATCATCGGACATGGCATCCGTCGGGAATGGAATAAGGGGGGAGAAAGTAGATGAGTTATCCACAGGTTTTGAATTCCCCAACAAAGTATTATTATTTATATTATTATTTAATACTCTTAAATGAGTAGTGCCATTTTGGCACGATTGGCTAGGAAATCCGTCAGTTTTCCACAAGTTATCCACAGGGTGTTTTGGAGTGGCACTAGTGGGTGGAGGAGCCTCGAATGGATCATCGGAAGGAGATGGCACTACTGACTCAGCAAACTTATTTGTTTGACGTAAATAGTCATAAATATCCTCCCAAATCTTCTCCCAATGGATTTTATAACGAGGCAGGTTATGTGAGGTTCTTTCATCGGTAGATATCCAGCCCTTCTCTCTGAGGACTTTGGTGGCTCTGAAGAAAGTACGCCGACTAGTGCGGCCAAGTTCATATAGCTTATGGGAAGGATGAAAGAAATCATTGCCGTAATACTTAGATGTCTGAATAATGACACGCATAATCCTGCTAAGAGCTGCGGTTCCTAAAATATTGTGCATAACATCAACAGCAAATTGACCGTTAGAATTTATCCATTCAACGGCGTCGGCCACTGTTTTTTTATGTTGATTAGTTGTGTTACTTAACGTTATATTAAACATCGTAAACTACTCCTTTCCTTTTGAGCTATTAATATCCTTTTAAGGTGAGCTACTAATCTTGAGATATTAAATCTTTTATTAAATCTTTGTGGTTTTATAATGAATATCGTTCTGGTTGTGGGTTTATTAGTTGGGCAGTATTTTACATCGTTAGATATTAACTTCATATAGTAAGCGTCGAAACCTTTCTTTATTTCTTTGAAGTTAATAAACATCGTCGGCCATTTTCCTTTTGTATGGTTGATTTAAAGTATAAGTTACTTAAAGATCGTAAGTTACGAAAATTAGCTTACGGTCTTTTTGTTTAAAATTCAATTATAATGTCTTGTGCATTTCCTGCTATTTGCAGATGTGCTCAAATTTTGTGCATATACGTGTTTATATTTATAAAACAATGGTATATATCTATAATCCACACCTCACGCACAGACTTATCCACAGGTTTTGTGGATAACTTTTTACAATATCTACCTTTTGCTTGCTTAATATTTTTGTTGCTTGCGAAACTTCTTTTTGATAAATATTGATCATTGATCCATTGTAATTCCTTGGTTCGATTGCTTGAGACAGGCGGCCATCTTCTTCCGTTCCGTTAAATTAACTTATCAGGGGATGGCTTCCTTATCGTATTTTCCATGACTAAATTAAATCTTATCAATAAAATCTTTCCCGAAAAACTTCCTTGCTATACTTCTGATAATCAGATTATTGAGCTATTGATTCGTCGGCATAATCTTACCCTCGCCATGAAATCACGCGGGTATGCCCTTGTAGATAGGATAGGTAAGGTATGGGTTCAGACGACGGAGGGGGAATATGGGGACGCTTGGATAAAGGCCACCTCCATGCTTCTTCGGAAGCTCAGGCGCAAAAACAACCTAGACTATATTATTTGTAAAAAGATTTACTAATTTGTTGACATTGATCTCATACAGGGATAACATAAGGACATTATTTAATAAAGAACGGAGCTCGTAAGATGTATGAGCAAGCACGAAAACAAACGAACACAATTACGCGTGATTCCCTCAGTATCTCGCTGGATCATATCATTGAAGAAACGGAAAAGAACATTGATCAATTGAATTCTACGCTGGTCTTTGATGATAATGCCGAAGTTGTGCCGATTCCAATGATTGATCAGGATAATAATAACATTGAAGAGCTTGTTGTTTTTTACCGACGGATTCGTCAGTTATCAAAAATCCTAGAAACCAAAGAAGCGTTAATTGAAGACAAAATAAAGTCCGTCATGGGGGACAAGGAAGTAATAACCGATCATCTGGGCTTAGAATTGGTCACATGGAAACATGTAAAATCTAACCGTCTTGACAGTTCATTATTGAAAGGTAATTACCCCGGTATATATGAAGAATGTGTCAAAGAACTCATTAGCCGTCGGTTCGTTATAAAATAAGGAATTACAAGATGATTATGTCAGATAAAATAGGTGAGCTCGCTAAGGCTCTCACCCAGATCCAAGCGGAAGTTACCAATACTAAAAAGGATGCTAAAGGGTATGGGTATAAGTATACAGAACTATCAGGTGTCTTAGATGAGGTTCGCCCATTATGTGCAAAATACGGGGTAGCCATTACCCAATTGTGCACCAGTGAGGATCTAAATTCGTCATCAGTGGCAGTTACCACTATGCTTCTTCATAGTAGCGGGGAATATATCGGAGATACCTTAAGCCTTCCTGTGACGTTGGCAAAAGGGCTTAGTCATGCCCAATGTGTAGGAATGGTTATTACATATGCTCGACGATATGCTTTGGCAGCTATTCTGGGAATTACCCAAACCGACGATGACGGTAGCCCGAAAGAGACAGCTGACCAAGATGTCTTTATCTCGCTAGCGCAGATGGATTACATTAAACATTTGATTGGTCCCGATAAAGAACGTATGGAAAAAGTATTGGGCTACCTAAAAGTGGATGATTTATCGAAGATAAAGTCGCATGAATATACGACTACCGTCAATCTTATTAATCGCGCGAATCAATCTAAATCCTAACGACAGAATAGACAGACAATAATAAGTCTGTCATTCTACTTGTATATATAAAATGATATGGGTGTTTTAATGAATTTTATCTTAAAACTTTTATTTGGCCGCAAACGCAGGAAGCCAACGTTTATTATTCGTCAGATCAATCTTAATAAGAAGAATTATATCAGTCGTCTTTAATATCATTGGGATTAACAACCTCAACGATTGGGATCATCATCTTGGATGCAAGCTGTTTTATAATTTCGTCCACCCAAGGCGGTGAAAAATACATAATAACTGAAAAAACGACCGCCATGACTCCAACCAGTATGATCTTTATAAGAGCATCTTTTAAACTATCCCACATCGATACCTCCTCTATGTAAGAAATGGCGGATCCTCATTTGTGAGCATCATCTTAGCTAAAGTGCGAGCTCTATGACCTACCTGCGTAGCCCACTTGCTGTCTAACATTTCATCATGAGCTTTCGACCAGTCTTTAGCTGCCATCGCTGCCAATGCTTTCTTGAACTGTAACAATCGCGGTGTCCCTAGGTTGAAATCCAGTTCAACTAAAACACGCTGACGCACATCGCTCAAATTGGAAAAGAACGGGAAGTTGACCATTGATTTTACGCAATCCTCGATATCCGTCAATAAAAGTTGCTCAGCTTGCTTACGTGTAATTCCTCTAGAAAATAATACACGCTCCGAGTCTTTAACCAGATGTCCAATACCAATAGTATCCTTACCCGCAGGACACTTATACATCGTCAACATAACGCCTTCGTGGCGAATCAAACTCTTAACTAATTTTTCATAGTCCATTTTTTTCTCCTCTTTATTCTATAGTAATCTATCTTATCATATTTTAAAATACCCGTATTAAGTGTTGACATTGGTATCAGTATGGCTATATATTATATATAGGATGTATGAACTTGGAGAGAGAATATGAACCTAACATGGACAGAAGACGGCACACCGGGAGCGATTTTCTATGACGAAATGGAACTAGCTCTTGATGATAGCGATTGGCGGGTAGACATTTGCGAAGCTTTTTGCACTCGTTTTAATGACGATTTACCGTTTATGACATTCATCAGTGCTCAGCTCAATGAAGAATTTGAAGAGGTAGAGCCTTATACCGAATATACATCATGGGGAACGCGTGTCCCAATGGGTTATCTGGCAGAATTTAAGGTCAATGACGGCGGTGTACGCTATGGTGAATTGGTTGTCACCTATTACCACCTAAGAGACGGAGTGCGGGCTCTAAGAAAGGTATATTGTATCATAGACTTCAATGATACATCTGATTCCAACATTGTGAATTTAGTTAGAAAAGAAGAAATTATAAAAAGGGATATTGCATAATATCCCTCTATAGTCTTTAGACACTCTGCGTAATTTTATTTTTACGAGGCTTTCGTTTCTCTACTACGACTTTGACTAATTTCCGCCTCCTTGTTTCTACCTCGATTACTTCTCGAGGCGTCGGAAGAACTTTTAGATTTGGCTGATCTGACGTTTTCGTCGTGTTCTTAGGAGCTAACTTTAAATGCTTGGGCGGAACAGGAGGACGTTTTGCATAACCATATACAGGTTCACCATATTCATTGATAAGATGCTTTAATTCCTTGAATATATAATAATAACTGCGACGCTTATGATCTTTATGGAAAGGAATATTTATGCCTTCAGATCTCCATAAACTAATGATCGGATCTCTTACACCCAAACAATGAGCCAACTCCGGAGTAGATAAAATCGAGTCATCTTGATATAAAGGAACTCGTCTTTCTACTTCAGCTTCTTTCGCATCTTTTTTCGAAGATTTCTGTTTCTTTTGAACTTTATCAATTGCTTTAGCCAAAGGATGCTCTTCAGGGGGTATAGAAGCCAATTCTTCAGGCGTTGGCTCCTTAGGAGCAGCTGATTGTTGAGTCTCGTGGGAAATAAAATTATCTTTAGCAGCCCATGCCATTTTAAGCAAGAGATTTTGGACTTTTATATAAGAGAGGATATCCTCTTGAGTAATAGGGGAGTTATTAGTATCGTTCATAATTTACCTATGTTGGATGGAGTAAATGGCCACCCATCTAGGTTTGAACTTGGAAGTATGATAGACATCCTAGGAGAGAGAGGGGCGACCAATTAAAGTTATGCCATATTTTTTGTATCTTTTCTATTCTTTTTCGTATTCTTATCTTTTCTTAACTCTTCAGCTTTCTCCAGATTTTGCGTCATTTGACGAGAAGCCTGTGCTAAAGCAGCTTTGTGTTTAGGTACATTTGGTACATTCTTTAGAATTTTTATAGCTTGTTTTGCATCTTTAGCATTCATCGCTTTATCAATCCAATTGATTAATTTAGGACTGGTAAAGAGATCTTGAGCTAAATAACCTCCCCATAGTGGCATCGACATACTAACTGCTGTTCCTAGGCTTCCTGATGCGAGAGCCGCGGCAGTAGCAGAAACACTTGCAAGTGTGCCGATGACCTCTCCATGGATAGCTGTCTTCGACGTATTGGCTTGAGCGGCGTAACTTTTTATATCTTCTAAAGCTGTAGCAATGTTACCTAGTTTTTTCCTTGAATGATCAGGCAAAGCCGATAATAAGATCTCGCGCGCTTCAGGTGTCATTTTTTGGAATTCCGTAGCCCATTTTGTCGGATTAAATTCACCTGCTCTATTAGAGCCTAATGCTTCATGTGTAGCACTAATAAGCTTTAAACGATCGGGCTGATCAAGGCCATCCATAGCCATTTTTATAACTTTTCCTTCACCTTGGTGATCAGTCAAAAAACGTCTGAAAGATGATCCTGCATCCTTTTTATCAAGACGCACAATCTCGTTCATTGCAGGGACTACATCCTTTTTATATTTAGCATATTCTTCTTTGGCTGTTTTCCAATTCTCATACGCACCCGGTCTATGTTCCTGTAAAGCCTTTCCTACATCGCGTTCCATATCTCTATTCATAGCTGCGGCCAATTGCTCTAATCGCCCTTTGGTTATATTCCCAACTTCTCCGCGCTTAGTAATCAGATCATTAACTTTATTTAATTCTTCTTTGAAGCGATCATAATCCAGATGTCCTTCACTCTCTCTAACTTTTTCTTCAAGTCGATTGTAGGCCTTTCCTACAGGTGTCTTAAGGAATTCCTTCTCGTCTTTCTCTGTCTTTATTAACTTACGGAATTGGCTCATATATTCATTTGTTTCATTGGGCGTAATATTGACAGGCACATTCTTTAATGCTTGTTCATCTATATCTTGTTCAAATTGCCCAAACAGTTTCCTATGCTCTGCGTTCTTTTTTTCTTTTAATTGTTCTTGGGCTTTCTTAATTAATTTCCCTGATTGAATCTTGGTTAGATTACCATCCAAGCCTAGAGCATCGCGCACCGCTTGTGATTGTTTTTCAGTCGCCTCTTGCAATTTAGAGCCCATAAACGGAACATATTCGCCTTGATGTTGGAGAACTTTAACTATTTTACTATCGCTGATATTGGCTAATGTAGGTTGGATCCCTGCTTCTTCAAAGTTACGTAACTTGCTTCGGGTAAAATCAATAGCCTGTCCTATCCTGTTTCCCACAGCTTCAGAAGGTGTCATTACATCTGACCAATTTGATTTAAGAGATTGTCCTGATTTAGGAACAAGTCTATTTAAACCACCAGCCGTATAACCGCCTCCTAAACTGCCCAAAATACCCATCCCCATACCACCTATCTGGTCATCAGGATTTTCATTTAAGTAATGACGATACGCCGCACTACTACCTATGGTAGCCCCCACATTAGCAGGAGTTATTGCATGAGCCTCGGCAATAAACTTTGGTAAAGACACATTGCTGGCTTTTTGTCCAAGTTTAGAGCTGATTGCACTAATCCCACTGACAATCCCTTTGCCGAGCTGCGCCATCCCCGGTGCTTTTGCCGCTACTTGAAGTCCTTTGGCGATTGGGCCGCCAGCGGGGAGTGTCCCTAACCCTCCGGCAACCTCAGACCAGATTCTCTCATTCGGCGTTTGTGGGATTAAAGCCCCTCCTGTCATGCGATCAAATCCCTGTTCAAATTCTTCAGCTAAATGAGGCATTCTGCGTGAGGATTCTGCTGCTTCTAATCCCCAATTGACGCCACCTCTTACAGGAGTCAAAGCTAAGTCAGCGAGTTCGAGAGCTCCTTTAGCTGCACCTCGCGCTCCAATCCCTACCGCTCGCGGGGCATAGGCCAACCCTTCTTTAACGCGAGAACCAAAAGACCGAGAAGGAGAAGAAGGTTGATCTAAAGAAGGATTTTCTCCTCCTGTCTCACTAGGTAAACTCGATGCATTCTGGCTATTCAATGCTTGTCGACGTGCTTTTTCAGCCAGCAGTTGTTCTTTAGAATAAGAATTTGCCTCTAGCCCACCAAGAGAGGAATTGCGTGCAGCTTGTCGACGCGCTTTTTCAGCTAGAAGTTCCTGATGAGTATAGGCCATATTTAATTTCCTTTTCTGTTATTGAGCTTGTTGAGCAATGAGTTTGTCGATATCTTCATCGCTCAATTCCTCTAACTTTGCCAAGCCTAATGTTTTCTCCGATCCTAAAGAAGGTTCATGAGTACTTGCAATATATGAGTCAATTTTCTTGTCATTATCCCGCGGACTGCCTCCCATCCAGTCATCAGGCTTATACGGATATGGAATTCCTTGATTTTCTTCTTCTTGTTCAAATTTGTGTTTGTCATCATACCAATTTGCCCAAGCCAATTTAGCTTTAGCAGCACTCTGGCCGTTTTCAATAGCCTTCATTGCAAAATTGTCCTGTTCTTTTGATATTTTAAGAAGATCTTTAATCATTGTCATAGTGCGTTTATTTGATTCAGGATCATTCGTAATTTCAGGTTTACTCTGTTGCAACATTCTTAATTTACCAAGCGCAACGTTACTACCTTTTAATCCTTCGCCCAATTTCATCACTAACGAATTAAGTTCCGTATTAAATGATTGAATATCTTTGACGGAGCCCATACCGGTTAAGCTTGCCAAAGCCGGACTTACACCTGCTATTTTCCCTCGGATTTGCCCCGTATTTAGCTTATCCTGAAGTTCCATTAAACTGTCAAGGGCATGCTCAACATCGATTGTTGTAGAAGCACGTCGTTGAATGTCTTTTAATTCTGCTTTATTCGCATCTTGGATAGCCGCATTTAATTGAGGATTCGCTTTATCTTCAGAATATTTTAATCCCATTTCCATTAGCTTCATATCCCTATCAAGGGCATGCTCTTTATTGCGTGCCTCTAAATCAGAATCATGGTGCTTACCACTCTGAGCTAACGCTGCATAGTGATATCCCATTGTGTCTTGATGACGTTTATTAATGCCTTCTTCTTGAAGTCGTTGGAATGCTTCCTTACGTTTCGTTTCAAACATAGCTCTATGAGTTTTGCCGATGATCCCTTGTAAGTTTACAGCTTGAAGCTTACGACCTTCTTGATCTTTGACTACATCACGATACTCTTGAGACGCAGCAGAAGCGGCTTTTCCAAGATCACCCATAAAATCACCCGCATAGCTACGCATAGCCATTTGTTCACCTAATTTGCTATAAGCTGACCAGAACGGATCTCTATTAGGCTTCTTAAGCTGTTGAGCCATTTCTCGCAACGCGTCCAAATCTTCAGTATATTCACCTTGCATATACTCAGGAAGCTGAGTAGCCTGATAAGGCACTTGTCCGGGTTTTCCGGATAACTGTTGAGCTTGTGCACGTCGAGCTACAGCTTGACGGTTCATAGCTTGAGCATCATTTACGCCTTGAGCAAGCGGATCTATATTCCCCTCTTCTTCTGCCGGCATATCATAATTAACTTGTCCCCCATCAGCATATCTTTGAACATTTCTCACTAATCCGCCCTTCTTGAATCCGGGCTGTTGCATGTTGCCATACATATTCATGAAATGACCTGCCATCTGTGAATACATACTTGCCCTAGGAGCTTGCGGTTGATAGTAAGAGGTATATGGAACAGAAGGAGACGGAACGCCATGTAACATTTGCGACATACGATTAGCTTGTTCCCACGGATAATCCCGTTGCTCACGAAAATCATGTTGAGCTTGCGACAGGATGTCTTGATCTCTAGTTTGTTGAGCAGTCCCATATCTAAACATCTGATCGGTAGCAGCTTGTCTGCCGGCTCTCATTTGATTTGCAACGCCGGGGATAGCTTGAGCCATCTGCATATTTCTGAGCTGCTGGTCACTAGCAGTATTTAGAGCGGAGTTAAATCCTGATTGTAAGGCTTGGGCTTGAGCTTGAGAAACATTTTGCTGTGTATCTCTTATTGCTCTATTTGTCATAGTTTGATGACCGGTAGACCCATATTGACCACTCTTAATAAATCTATCACGAACATTGGGCAAAATATTCTCAATCAGATTCCGGGAAGCCATTCTACCAATATTATTAACCACTTCCTCTTGATATGGGTTCATATATTGTCCCATGGTATCCAGTGGGTTCTGCGCTGCGCGATCTAAGGCAGGATTAATCCGAGCATACATTTGAGAATAAGCAGGGTTAGCAGCATCAGCTAACCCCTGAGAAAAAGCATATCTTTGAAGGGGAGAAAAATCGGCGATTCTTTGCCCCGTATATGCCTGATATGGAGCTGACGTAGCTTGTTGTCCTCGCTCAAAGGTATTTTTTAAAATACCTTGGGGACCCGAATACCACGCTGGCGTTGAAGGACTAAATTCAACCATCTTTCATTCCCTTTCAATTACGCACTTTTAATTTTTGCAATATAACCGCCAACTGACTTAGCTTTTGGTGGTAATTTTTTCCCACTTTGCCTTTTCTCTGAGCGAATCATTTTGACCATCTTATCGAGTTTTTTTGCACCGCGTTCATAAGATCCTTCTCCTAGTTGAGCAACATGATCAGGAGAAATCTGATACTCACCGTCCGACACGAGAGCTTTAACCATACCCCCTTTAGCCTTTTTGTTAGCTTTAGAGAAACATCGGCCAAAGTATTTATCGAGTTCCATCATTCCTGCATGAGTGTTGCCGTCACCAATATCACTTACGGTAGAGGCATCAATAATATATGATTTTTCGGGGATAGCGCGTCGGACATCATCATTTTGCCCCTTTCCTCTGCCCACGATACCTCCCGCACTGTGACGTTCGCCCGCTGCTCTAGCACGACTTCTTTCTTCTTGTTCTTGTGCCGTTTCTCTTGGAACAAAGAATTGATGACGTCCACGATTATACTCTTCTGCATTGAAATATGGATTAGGCATATAGGCATCTTGGTATGGCATGTAGTTAAATTGCGCATCCATCCCCATACGTGCTCGTTCGTCATTGTGCATACGTTCCCGACGATCTTCATACTCACGCATGTCCTTGTTTTCTTGTTGACGACCTTTATTCATCATAAAGGCAGGGATTGCCATTGGAGCTATTTTGCCCATCATCCCACCTAGGCCACCCATAAAACCACTTCCGCCACCTGCGGCAGATGCAGCACCTCCGCCTGCGGCAGATGCTGCACCAGTGCCGCCTCCGCCGAACATACCTCCCAATTTGCCAAACATCCCGCCTAGGCCACCTCCGCTAGCGGCACCTGCTCCTCCGCCGCCCCCAAACATCCCGCCTAGGCCTCCGCCCCCTGAACCGCCAAAACGACTAAGCAACCCACCTACACTCCCTGAAGCACCACCGGCTCCCCCCATTAGATTACCTAAGGCACCCGCGCCGTATGCCATGCTCCCATACCTCATTCCACCCTTTTGGATAGAATTTTTCCAAGAATCTCCCGTTAGTTTTCGTGCAAGAGTTCCACCAACTGCCGCACCTATCGGACCACCAAAGTATGCACCAATAGCAGGAACAACTACTCGAACAACATTTTTAAATGTCTTTTTAAGACTGAAAAATTCAGGGAAGCCTGTTTCCGGGTTTATATCGACATTTCCATTGTTCATTGCTTTGAATATTTCAAACATATAGTCTGTAATCAAAGCCAATTCTTTATCGCCACCTCGACCTGCTAAACGTAGTTCTTCAAGATTATCGGGCAAGCCTTGAACCTGTCCGCCTTCGGCATATCCCTCTACATCTTCATTAAAGAGTGCTCGTTGGATAATTTCTTGTACTTGTGGTTCCCTTAAAATTGGGTCAAGACCGGTTAAGTCCCAGATACGAACTCCTTGAGTTTCTTCTTGGGGCAACATTTCAATTGGCCCTAATTGAGATAAATCTTCAATTTCAGACATCGAAAAGTGAGCTAACATTAATTCTTTGTCATCTTGCTCAGCTTCCGTATCAATATCAGCTCTTAAATCTCTTTGCATAACCATCAGTTACTCCTCTGTATTTAATAATATTTTAAACATTTTGTACAAAATATGCAGCCCAAATTCTCCAATCTTCAAAATTTGAAGGTAAGGGGACTGTGGTTAATGCATTCTCTTCAATTAATCGTTCTCCCCATAGTTGCCATTCCTCTTCACGGGGGGGCACCGGGATATTCAAAGCGGGCAAATCAATAAACAAAGTATTAGCCCAATCATTAAATTCAATATATATAGGGCGGACAATCATGGTCTGACATCCCCCGGTGCGAAGTTTACCAATACTTTCCCCATCATGTAATATCCATCAGTGGTATTACTTTCGAATCTAAAATTCACTAGGCGCCCCATATTATAGGTATCAATTTTGGCTAATTCGACCACTGTTTGCCCGGGGACAAATGTATATATATTAGAATTCACCACAGTTGATTGAGCAAATTCACGCCATTTAATTATTAAGCGCATATCACCAACTTGATTAAAATCAGGTTCAATACGTCTTACGCGCATTTGACGATCATCCTGCGGGAAAGTATCAAAATAAGAAGTGATATTGGTTTCAAAGTGAGATGGGATTGCATTTACTTGGTTGTAGTAAATTTTATTTGTCCCTTTTTCATGTGTCCATAAAGCGAACGTATTATTTGAGTCATATTTCACTATTACATCGTTGCCTCCGCCTTGCGTGGTTGATGTCGCAAATCCCTGAACTTCATATGTCAGGGTTGTAGGTGTAGCTGCGATAATCTTGGCTTCAATATTAAGCTGGGATCCAGTCAATCCTCCTGTATCAGTAGCTCCTTCAATAATGATTGAATCTCCCGCAAGAATTCCTTTCGTGGAGGGTAACGTCAAAGTCACAAATGGGGAATCAGCAGCAGTAGTAACAGGATTAGCCCCTAGGTTGATTGTTTCTTGAATATCTAACTGAGTAATATTAACCGTGCGTTCGGCATCGGCCATTAAAGGATAAGGATAAAACGCAGCTTGGAAACCGGCACTTCTAGCAAGTTCAGTATCATACCAAGTCTTAAGTTGATAATTATAGATAATGGCATGCGTGCATTCAGTCGCGGTACCTCTTGGATAAAACCACCATATCTCATTAAAGCGAGGCATAACCATTCCCCATGCGCGCTCACGATAATCCATATTGATATTATCAAAGAAATAATCCGTGCTCATGGTATTATCGAGTTTTTGCACTACACCGTTATAAAGATAGAATTGATCAACGCCGATCCAAAAAAAGATATTGTTATAAGTGACGATCGTTGATGCTGACAAAACCGAAATATCGTCTTGAATAGTATCAAATTGAAAGTCAACAGGATCACCGACAAAGGTGCATCGGATAAGAGAATTTAATGACCAGAACAAAGCCGCCGGCGAGTTACTACCACCCCGCGTACGCATACCTTTAATAATCTTTTCTCCGTCAATGGCTGCTGATTGAGCATTAGACCAATCCGTTGGGTCATCTGTCCATGTCACAACACCATCATTACCATATTTGAAAAGGAAAGGATATAAAACGACAATGCCACCTGAAGCTTTAGGATTAGAGGAGGCAATAGGAACTAATGGTGTAGTCGCCTGAATGTCACCCCAATAAATTATTCCCTCTGTTTGATTATTCATATCCTGACTAGTTGGAGTCGCCACGGCAACTATATAAGTAATATTGGCTGTGGTATTATAAAATACATCAGCACCTCCCCCCGAAACTGAGGAGGTAGCTGCGCTCCCTGCTACATAAGAAAAAGAAGTGCCGTCAATAACTGTAATTGTCGCCGTTATATTCAAATCGGCTGCAAGAATACCCCCTGTATCAGTGGCGCCGGTAATAGTTACCTCATCACCTGTTTGCAGGCCTTGCGTAGAGGGAACTGTTACAACAACGACATCAGAGGTGTTAGTTACAGCTAAAGGAGCGGCACCCAGATGGACTGATTGAGGTGCGTTCAATAATGTATATTGATCAAAAGTCCATTCGTTAAATTCATTTTCTGCAAAATTAGCCGGGGTACGTTCATACGGAGAATTTGCTTGTCCGTTTAACGTTGTGTTAACTACATTCAAAGAATAAGGTTGTCCTAAATAGACATCCACTTCATCTTGCTTAGCTATGACGTAAAGATCTCTAATAGGCTCTTGAGTCCCTGATGACGTTAAAACCATACCCCCCATCTTCTTGGGCTTTCCTAGGTAAAATCGACACCATTGGCCATCTACATAGGAAGTGGTATCAAATTGAGTTCCATCTCTCTGTATACCCGGCTGTGCATCAATAGTTTTAAGTAAATGGTCCGGCATCTATGCACCCAATCCATAAAGTGTGAATGTACCTGATAAGATGTTTCCTGAGGACATTAAGAATCTGATAGCATTGACTGGGGTAGATGAATTTCTATAAGCGTCGCACCAATCTCTCTCTAAGTATGGAAATGAGTTAACACAACTCAAGTCGCCTTTTATATTGCACCTTAGAGCTACGCCAATGTTGTAGAAATAGACGGGGCCATAGGCACTTTGGCCTACTCCGTTACCTAATGTGTATGTTGAAAGACCCGTTAGCTTTACTTGCGAAGCGGTGGTTTGTCCGTTCGCTCCCACACTGTTATCAACCGAACCTGATAATCTATAGACATAATCACTTCCGCCCGAATCATAACTTACACCATTATTACTGCTAGTTCTAAGATAGAGGCTAACCGCATTGGTAACAGGCACAACGTTAGACATCATGACAACATATGTCTGATAAGTATTATCTAACCCTGTAAAATCTATTGCTGCGGAGTTTGCTGCCGTTTGAGAACTAATAAGAATCCAATTTCCAGTACCTCCCGGAGCAGAAACAAAAGATAAGTTACCTGCGCCATCTGTACTTATTACTTGTCCCGCCGTACCGTCCGTAGCGGGATATGAGAGATTCTCAATTTTGACGCGCCCAGTACCTACTGAATATATATTTACACTCCCATTTGGGTTTATAGAAGTTATATCTTCAGCATTTAATAAAAGATCGCCACACCGGGTATTTGTCGCAACAATTATATTGTTTATATTTAAGGGGTCATCAATTGATAAAGTAACCGTATCTCCAACGGTATTTGCAACGATCTCTCCGGCGGTTCCATTAACTGTCGCAACGCCTCCACCCCCTGTTGACCAAGAGAGATTCCCCGCTCCATCGGATACTAGTGCTTGTGTGCCAGTCGAATCCGTAAGAGGTAATCTCCATGTCGTATCAATTGTCCGTGCGCCGGCTGTAAAACCTGCTGAATTGGTAAAGTTATTTGCATAAAATCTTAGAACACCCGCTGTCCCCGCCGTCGAATTCCTTAAATTGACTGTTCCCGTGCCAGACGTTGTGAGACCAAATGATTGGTTAGGGGATAAAGTTAGCAGACCGGTATCATTGATAAGTAAATCTGCAATTTGAACTGAGTTAGTTATTTCTACATCAGTATCTAATGAAAGCGTGACTGTGCCTGTACTTGGAGAGGCTATTATTTGGTTAACAGTTCCGAGAATAGAACTAACAGTATTCCCGGTACTGGCACCGGATATAATATGTAATTCATTTCCGTCACAATAAACCAATACAGATAATCCTTGGGGAAGGATGACAGAATTTAGATTCGATAATCTGGCTGTTACAGTAAAGGCATTGGTAGTACTGTTGGTAATCAACCAATAGGAAACGATAGATGGGAATTCGACGACCTCATTCATTGTTAGTGCGCCGGTAAATTCTAATACCGTGTTTTGATATTGTGATGCGGTGAGAATTGTTAAACCGCCTGCACCTGAGATGTTTAACGGAGGTAATGCAGTAATAGGTAGAACTTCATTGCGTCCGTATCCTAAACTATTCCAATTAGGATTAGTACAAATAAATAAACTGGAGTTTCCTATATTTAGGTTAAAGGTAGCTTCCCCGTCAATCAAAGCACCGTCGGCTGTCACAACGGATAATAAGCCAGTCCCTTGGTTATTTATAGCAACATAAAAGCCTCTGGTAGCATCGGCAATGGATGGTAATGTTATGGTCCCGGTACCACCTGTCCAAACAATTAAAGCAGCTCTGTCGATCAACTGTACGGCATAATTTGCGCTAATTTCGCGATAAGGATAATTTGTATTTAACCTTCCGTTAATTGTTGTAAGACCATTGCCGGCCAACGCATTTGCAACAATAGCTGCGGTTCCTGTTCCAAATTGGATTTCAGACCAAGTCCCGGCTTCGGTTGTATTGTCAGTTAACCAGAAATACCATGCTTCACCGGGGTTTATCACAATCAGATTGCCTCCTGTGGCATCATTCAAATTGAATGAAGAGGCACCGACGTTGTAGATTAGAAAATCTGCTCCTACCGAGACTTGAGTAGCACTCGGTAATGTAATTGTATGGCCTGCCATATCCGGAGTGACATTCATAATCCGCGCTAGAATCTCATCAGTATCAATTAATGAGGATGGCCATGTCAGCGTTATATCAGCTGTTAAATTTATCTCCCGGTACGCAACGTCAGAAGGCTGAACTGGTGAACCACCAAAAACATCAACAAAACTCATATCTAGTCAGCTCCTCTATTTGTATAACGATCAGTTTTAAGTAAGGTATCTTTAGCATTCCACGATGCTACCAATGGCGTATATTCATTCTGAATAATTGCTAACCGCTCATCATTTTTTAATGTCAGCATAGCTTCCCAAAGAACGGCCCGAATAAGAATTTCCGGCATGTTCTCTGTGAGATAATTGGTTTGATAAGTTTCATCAATAACTTGAGGAGTTTCCATATAAGATATCTCATAAGGATAGGCCTCATCAGGCGTAGGCGATATCAACCAACTATTATAGCCGTAATCCGCAAAATACTTAGGTTCGGATTGATAAGTTCCATCAGGGGTATATTCCCGGCACCATTCATAGCTTCGGAGAAGAAGCTGTTTGGACACCGTCAGGTTTTCGCCTGTTCCAATTCGAAAGGCTAAGGTGTTTTGCCAGCGACTAGGCTTATTGAGATACGGTTGTCCGGGAATGAACGAATCAGTTACGTATCGATCAAATAATAAGCTTCCACAATCACGGCCTATACGTTGATGCGCCATCTTTATCCAGCTATCCATTGAGGTTTGGACAACCGCATCATTACGCTCTAGATCATCGACTACTCGTGAAACAAGACTGTCATAGGTGAGAGTAAATGGCATTAGTTAGCTCCTTATGCTTCCGGCTTCGGAAACTCTAATTTGACTTGATCAACAATTGCTTGAATGGCCTGTAGTTTTTCAGGCCTATTTTCCATGATGTTTTCACGTAATGCCTCTACGACTGATTGGATATCGGCTCCACGAGAGATATAAGCATTCAACCTTTGATCACGATATTTAATTAATTCATAATCTGCCTGTCCTTGTACGTGATCTTTTGCCCGTCTTATAAAATCAGCTTCTTCTTCGGGCGTTAGTGGATAATCCTTACCATCAACCAACTTAGTCCCAATCTCGATGCCGTCTATTATTTTGTAAGTCATCTATCACTCCAATCCATGATGTGTAGAATATGGAACTGAACTTGCCATGCTAAATTCCTTTCTTAGGTGCTGGAAATTGTTGGTTCACTATTTCAATAATATTCTTGAGCTCATCTACTCGCGACGAATCTTGATTAATAATCATTTCCCACAAAGCTTCTACTTTCGCTTCTGTGCTCAAACCGTGAAGGTTATAGGATAATTTTCTCTTAGTAAGATATTGGTCATTATCAATATAATCTTGCCACCATCGTTGCAATTCCTCTTCAGAAGGTTTTGCTGTTTCATCTATCCAGATAAGATCTTTATAGTCATCCCCATTAAGTGACCACTGCTTGTTTGGATAATATTTAGTTAGTATAAAAGCGTAATCGATCATTTTAGGCTCCTATCTCCATAAGAGTAATTGAACTGGCAGTTCTGGATGCTGAAGCAGCGTCTGTATCTAATGCACTCCTATTAACATAAAAAGTACCAGCATTAGTCAGTCCTTGTATTTTATATGTAGTGCTCGATGTCGTGTTAGGACTATCTAAAAACATAATCGTACCGGAACCATTACTTGTTGTTTCATTAGTCCTATCCATAGCACTTGCCCTTGTTCTAGAACCGGCAGCATCCCCTATATAGATCTGCGTGCTACCTCTCACCAAGACAGTTTGTGCTGTATTACCACCTGAGTTGAATTTTATATCAACCAGCACAAGAACTTTACTCGATGAGCTTGATGGAGTAATTGATACTGACATGCCAGTTATATCCACAAAAGATGTGCTACTAGTAGAAAAAGTATCTGTCTTAACCGCCTGCACTACTTGCAGCACTTTTCCACCCCCACCAGTCGACCAACTCAGATTACCTGATCCATCTGTTACTAAAGTTTGTCCGGCGGTTCCATCTGCGGCAGGCCAACGATTTGCGTCAATATACACGTAACCAGCCGTATCAGGCAGCAATCGAATATTATCTGCGGCACTAATATACAAGTCGTTAAAAGCGCAGTTTAACGCCCAATCAGATGCTATTTGGTAAATGCTTATTCCACCAAAAGTTGCCCCTGTAGTTGCACGCAGATACGGAGAACTTACTTCTGATCCATCCCATGTAAAATCTGCACTGCCACCAAATGCCCCTGCGTTATTGAATTGCACTTGTGTGTTGGAACCTCCCGGAGAGCCGCTCCCTGTAGACGCCCACGATAGAACGCCGGAGCCGTTGGATACTAACGCTTGAGTTCCTGTGGAATCACTCACCGGAAGTGTCCAAGTAATGTTTCCTGTACTTACCCCAGCTTGGAATCCTACTAAATTTGTATTAGTTGTATTTGTCCACAGTAGAGAAGTAGAATTACTATCTGAGCCAAGAATAACATTTCCGGTACCATTAGGATTTATAACTAAGTTCTGATTAGGGTCTACTGTTGAGATAGTATTGGATGACATGGTAATATCCGCTACATCTAATGAATTCAGTATCTCTACATCAGTATCAAGAGAAAGAGTAACGGATCCGGTAGAGGCGCTGGCCACAATCTGATTTACGCTACCTGTTATACTTGTAACCCCCCCCGGGGTTAGAGAGGTGAATGATAAGTTACCCGCACCGTCAGTAGTTAAAACTTGGCCATTAGTCCCATCTGAATTAGGATAAACTAACCCACTCAAAATGACATTTCCTGTGCCATTCGGTGTGAAATTAATATCTCCATCTATATTAGTTGCGGAAAGAGTATTGCCAGTTATATTAATATTGGCTACATCTAATGACGTCGTTATATCAACATTAGCTGGTAAAGACAATGTAACAGCCCCGGTAGAGGCGCTTGCCGTTATTTGGTTTGCCGTGCCTGTAATGCTAGTTACGCCAACATTAACTGTATTGAAGCTTAGAACACCAGCACCGTTTGTTGTTAAAACTTGACCATTAGTGCCGTCAGCAACGGGATAAGACAGACCTGAAAGTATAACAGAGCCAGCTCCATTGGGGATAAGTTCAATACTCCCTCCTGCGTTTTGAACAACCATTTGGTTAGTGTTTATAAGAATATTGCCAATTTGAGCTTCGGGAGTGCTTAATGAAGTAACTATTTGCACACTATCTGTCAGTCCAATAGTCGTGGTATCACCAACAGTATTCGCAACAATTTGATTAGGCGTACCGTTTATCGTTTGAATGCCACCAAAATCTGCCCATGACAAAACGCCGGCACCATCAGACACTAAGGCTTGGTTCCCGGTGGAATCTGTCGTTGGTAATGTCCAGATGACATCGGCTCCGGCATTTCCTCCCACAAACCCAACGTAGTTAGTATTGGTGGGATTGTACCAACGCACACTCTGACTCCCGAGCATTTCTATACCCGTATCTCCAAAGACTATCGTCAGACTTCCATCACTCGAAAATCCAACATTCCCGGATACTATGCTAAAGAATCCTGTATTTGTATCGCCTGTAAAAGATAAAGAGGGTGCAGCAAAACTTCCCGAATCAGCAATAAAAGGAGCTAGTGCATTGATCACTCCGGTTCCATTTGGATCCAAAGAGATATTCCCATTAGCATTTACCGATATAAGGCTGTTTCCTACCAGCTTCATATTTCCGGCTTGTACAGATGTTGGAATAATCACTTCATCGACTAATGAGACTGTAGAAATACCCAGATTAGTAACAACATTGATCTGATCGGCAGTTCCTTGCACTGTTAAGCTAAACGGCGGTGTTGGAATGGCCGAGATAATAATATCTGTTCTATTAGCTCCGATATTGTCTTGGACTGTAATACCTGCTCCATTACCGGGGATAAAGTTCAAAGTAGGCCTTGTAGATAGCCTAATGCCATTACTATCAACATTCACACGTTGGATATTGGTATCATCGACCACACTAAAGATAGGATTACCCGCTATACCGCCCGGATTAGTGATAGTAATACTACCGTTACTTTGGTAAGTACGCGTTGCATAGGTATCCGTTGTTGTTCTTGAAACCCAACCGGATCCCGTAATAGCTTCAATCCCTCCCAAATCATTGGTAGGTGTCAAAGTCATGGTATTTAGTCCGGGAACCAAACTCAAACCTGTTGCTGTTTGCAAAACATTTGCATTGGGAAGATCGGCATTAGGGGAATACAAGAGATAATCAGCACCCGTTACATTGGTTAGACTATTCAATTGCATAGCAGTAGCTGTAAGAGGAACTCCATCTAGAGAAAAGACTCCTAATCCTCTATCAATATTAAAACCTCCCAGCCAAAGACTGAGATTTGTGCTATTTCCTAAACCATCCTGAATCTGTGTAGGGTAAGTTTGAAGACCTTGGCCATTGGCATCAATATTTAATAAGTCCTGATAGGTTGATGCAGGCGATAATGTTGAAAAATTAGTCATTAGTCTTGATTCCTCCAGTCACCCCAAGCTACCCAGACAGGGTTTTCTTGATTTTCCCATTCATTGATTTGATTTGGCCAAACTTGTTGCGTTGTTTCCCATGGCCGTGGGTGATCAACGGGCACCGGATCAGGCTTGATTACAGGGTTTAGACTTTGGGGATTAGGAATATCTGCAAAATAACGATTAACCCACAGACCTGTCCACACTAAGCCCGTACCTCTATATTCCATTTGCTTGACTAAATCTTTGTGCATACAAAGCTGCCCAGAACGATCACACCGAGCAACGGCATCCGGGTTATCTCTATTTATTCGTACGAAGCGTCCTTTTGGTAGCATAGCAGCCCTCTCCTATACATATTTGTAAATGTTAGGTTGAATACGCATAGGCACATTCTCGACATCTTCACGAGCAGCCAACGCAAAAGCTCGTTCAGCCAAACCATCTAATATAGGAAATTTATCAGGTGCCCATATTAGAGACATACGGGCAGCCAACCCTGATATAGCTGCCTCCATAAATCTTTGAGGGATATTGGCATTCTCACGCATTTGAGTAACATCCATAATCTGGAAAATACTGTTAAATACCAAGGTTTGATAACTATTATCCGGCGTCGGCCAAAGAGTCAAAATAGGGTCATCTTGACGATCAATATAAAAGCTAGAAGGGGTAGCTTGGATTTGTTTATTTGGATATGAAGTCCATTCTTCACGAGAAATAGGCGTTAGGATGCGACTATTAGATGGCATAGAGAAATATAATTGGGTAATGGCTAACGTTGCACCACCTGTTTCTCGAATCCGAATTGATTGAGCATTTATTGGTGAAGGAATTACAAACCATTGAATACTTTTAGCAAGATACATTTGTTTTGGAATCACCATTGAGGTATTCCAAAGTGCATTATCAAGAGTATATTCTACCGTAATCGAATATTCGGTATTAGTCGCCGATTGAATTCCTACATAATATACAGACGGTAAATAATTGACGGGATACTGATAAGAGATATTCCCGTTAGGAGCATTTTGAATACACCCTGCTGAATTAGGGTTTCCATTAAAAGCGTTGGCGGCAATACCACCGGCACTGGAGAAAGGGATGCCTCCTAAAAGCCTTGTATTATTACTTGCTGTTACACCGGCTAAATCAACAGTGTAACTTCGCAAAAGGTATGAAGGCTGACCCACATTTAATTGGAACATAGTCTTTTCGACAGTGAACAGATTTATACCTTTGTTTGCCCACTCAGAAAACATTAAGTTCAAATCTGTAATAGCTGATTGAACTTGAAGGCCTGTCAGCGCTTGCCCCATAATGCCACAACGTTCAAACGCTTTGGTTATGTAAAGATCAATTTGCGCATTTTGAGCAAAGTTATAGGTTTGACTGTAAGCCATTGACTTCCCTTATTTTTTACGAAGGCCACGGAGTGTTTCTGCGAGAATAGCTTGCTTCCTTGTTGTCGGATTCTTGCTGTGAGTTGCTTTCTCAAGCTTTTTCAAAGGGATTTTTTCTCCTTCTTTGACATTAAGCTTTTTACGTAATGCACCTTTGTTTTCCGGATTGATCGCTTTTTGGATCCATCGGTCATCTTTTTTAGCCATGTCAAACTCCGCTTTGTAAAATAATAAGCTCTAAAGAACCTGTACCTGCTGACACGCTTCCCCCAATGGCCATACATACATTCTCACTTGAGTAGAGTTGATTGGTGTTGGCATTTGTTAGTGCCGCCACAATCGCAAACGATGTAGGAGTATCAATGATGTATTCGATTTGAGCAGGCCAAGTTCTATAATGGGCTAGTTGGCTCACTGTTTGGGTAAGACTATATGTAATCGCGCCCGTAACAGTAACCTGAATCGAGTATTGGAAAGGGGTAATATTATTGTTTAAGGGAATCCATCGAATACTACCTAGTCCAATTCCTATACTCAAGTCAGTGTAATCATCATCGGCAGAAATAGAACTGATAAAGCTATATTGGTTGAAGCTAGTCACCGTAGCGGTATTGGGTCCTACTATTGTTTCTGATAATTGATTACCGAGCAAATCTTGCCCGGTAATTGTAAAGTTCACACCACTAAGATCATCACCAGATGTGAAAGTGATAAGCCGTGCTGTGCCCTTAAGTATATCTGAAGGATCAATAGCCAGTGTAATTACATCCGTTGCACTGCCGGCAGATGCATCCAGAAGAACATTATTATCCACGGCAGGGAAATTTACAATAATTGGTCTGGCCACTTTTTTCTCCTTTAGATTAAGTCAATTGAGTACTGCGCTACGCCAAAACGTCCGATCGGAGTTTGGTAAAGATTACCGCGTCCGGGAGTCATTGTAACAGCAGCACCACCACCTGTTGCTGTCGATGTAGCTGCTGCACCTGCTGTAAAGCTAAACTGGTTAGCGTTGACAACAGCAACGGTTACATTAGACAGATTCAAGTTAGCTGCGGAGATACCACCTGTAGCAGTAGCACCCGCAATAGTAACCTTCTCACCATTAGTCAATTGATGATTAGGTGCGGTTACCACAACAGTAGCACTTAGGTTCGTCGTTCCGATTGGGTTGTTATTCAACATAATAACGCCGTTATCGTTGTTATAATTGCGAATATCACCACTGGCACTGTAGAAATTAAGTGTTAAGCGTTTTAAGCCGTCAGCAGCATCACTTGGAGCATACGTACCTCGAACATCACCGTTGGTAGCACCTGATGTATAGGTGTTATCTATTTGAAGTGTAGCGACAGGGTCACCAGCTACAAAAGTACCTGCATCCGCTGCTAATACGTTATTCCATTGATGAGTAAACAGGTAATTGGTTTGAGGAACATAATACGGTAAACCAAATACGTTGCCGATACCCACAGAGACGTCATCAGTTGTACCTGCTTGCGCATAAACACCACGAATAACATAGAATGCTTTTTTACCGGCTGTTGTTACTGCACCACCGGCATACGCAATCTGCTCAACCATTGGCATACCGTATTGATCAAGACCAAATACAGTAAAGTTAGTAGCACCTGAGCCTGCAAGTCCGGTAATAGTTACGTTCCGAGGGACATCTAGTTTATAAACAGATGCTCCTGCGGGACCTGTGTAACCACCAAAACTCGACAAAACTGTCACTGCTCTGGATGAAGTTGTAACTAAAGTAACATATCCTGCTGCTGCCATTGTATCGGCCGGAGCTAAAGCTGTAGCACTTACAGCGGCAGGAATGATATCTAGCAACGATGTTGGAGTCATATACACACCGGGTGGTACAGAATCCAAGGGACTGCCATTCAATGTAGACGGCAACAGAACATTAGGAGCCACATTGTACTTAGAGTTAAGTATTGGGCCTGTTCTGACACCATCGGAGAAATGGCTTCCCTGAGTTGGTGTTGATGTAACCATAATTAAACTCCTTGCGAGCCGAATGTTGCGCGCCAGTTAGAGCAACCAAAGGAATAACGTTCAACGAATGTAACGTTCAAGTTACGGGTTGTTGTATCCGTAAACATGTCAATGCTCAACGGATCACGTTCATAGTACTTAAATCCGTTTGATTCATTCGTAATCAACTGCCATTGTGTTGGGTTGGTCAAGAATTGGTTTACACGATATCCCATCGGAACTGAGCTCAAGTTATAAACAGCAGAGATGTCATTGTTTGCTGTTGCAACACGATACTTAGAACCAAGCAATGTTTCCGCTGTAAATTGTAGTTCAGGCGGAACAATCATCTTCTCAGCACCCAATGCAATACGGAGTCCCGCAGCATTTAAGAACTTCTGAATACCGATCAATGCATCTTGCAATGATGTTTCATTAAGTTGTGAAGGGACAGAGAATGTGTTAGGAACCACACCACCTTGAACCGGATGAGAAAGAGAGAACAATGGTTGGCCATCTGATACCGGGAACAAAGGATTGAACCCGTTGTTTAAAACAGCTGCACCTTGGATGTTCTTTGCTTGGCGCATAGAATCTTTACCGGATTCAGTCGCACGCGGCCACGCATCCTTATACAAGTTATCGCGAATTGCGTTAGCAGTAATTTGGAAACCAATACCAAAGTTTTGGTGGAAATACTGCGTTGTAAATTGCTGAGCCATATCACCATATTGAACGGCACCACCATCCGGCTTGAATTGAGCCATCGGGAGTAAACGCATTTCAACTTCATATTCAACAGCTTTGTTGGATACGTGTGGTGTAAAAATCTCTTTCCATTGATCCGGATAGGTTTCATAGTCACCAAATACGGCGGCTAGACCCGGTCTCAAAAGATTCTGAATAGATTGTAATGTAATAATAGCCATATTGTTAAACTCCTGTTGTACCGGCTTTGAAAGCAGATTGGTTAATCACAACCAGAGCATTAGCATAGTTTACACCTGCGGTATTGCCCGGGATTGGTGCAAAACCAATAATGCGTAATGGCAATGTCGCTCCTGTGCCTAATGTACCGGCCACATCCAAAACCATACCTGATTGACCTGTCGCTGCATCTCCTGCTTGTGCAAAAGAAACATCAGAGTTGCGATCGATCGCCGTATTTTGCATAACAGCGTTAGCTTGAATGCTGAAAACTGTGTTGACGTCAGTAATAACGTTCGCAATAGCTTGAGTACCTGCTTTGATAGCTTGAGCGGCAGGCCAATACTTTTTAAATTGAACGATACCTTCTTGATCGGTATAGGTACAACCGATAAAGACACCAGCTGTGCCGGTTGTGTTACCTGCTGTATAACGAACCAAAGTTCCGTTAGCATATGTAACCAAGTCACCTGTGAAAAGGGATGTGCCATAATTCGCTGTAATCGGGATATTTTGGAATGCACCTGTGTACGGGGCCCCAATAAAATAGCTTGCAGGCACAAGACCCAATGGCGCATTAACACCGTAAGTCATGTTATTCTCCTAAAAATAATTAATAATTTCTTTGTTCGGATAAAATCGCCATCAAGAAGATTATAGGCGCATAAGTACAAGGCTCCTACAAATCCTAGTACCCGATCGTCAAGCCGAATAGGCGACGGAAAATGAAATAGCATAAAACCATTTCTTTAGTTCTATGCTATCATCTCTAAAATTAAAAAAATAAGTAAATTTTTTACTAATTTGTAATTCTTATTGAATTTAAAGGATTCTTTATAGCATCCAAGATAATCTCATCATCTTCAATCAAAGCGGCCTCAGTTGTAAGAAACAGACTAGCAATTGATGTCGCATCTTTAAGAGCGGTCTTGACAACTTTAGCCGGATCAATAATGCCGCTTTTGATAAGATCACAAAATTCATCCTTGGCAGCATTATACCCAAAATTAAGATTTTGATTGTCAGACGCATGAGCCTGTCTGATAAACTCTATAATACTATCAATCTCGGAATCTAAATGTCCTGCATTCTTCAATATTTGAGATACAGGAGATAACAGGCTATCATGCACAATATTGCGTCCCATCTGCCAATTAGCATTAGTCGTCATCGGCAATAAATCACCAAAAGCATAATAAGCGGCAATTAATGACGTACCGCCCCCTGCAAGTATCCCTTCTTGAATAGCGGCACGCGTTGCATGCACGGCATCCTCGATCCGATCACGCCGCTCTTTCATCTCCAAATCAGTCAATCCACCGATTTTAATGACAGCGACGCCATTTGTCAGGCTTGCTAATCTTTTTTCTAGATCGGCTTTCGCTCTAGGATTTTCTTCTTCAGCGATTTTGCTCTTTAACAAATCAACACGCTCATTAATGGCCTCAATTTTACCATTGCCGTCTACAATAGTGGTTTTGTCTTCTGAGATAATGACCTTCTTTGCGCGCCCTAGCATTTCCTTGCGGATACCATGGAGCTTGATACCTGTTTCGGCAGAGATAAATTGCGCTCCGGTCATAATAAGAAGATCGTCTAATAACGATTTGCGGTATTCACCAATCGATGGTGCCTTTACAGCTACGATCTTGAAGTTATGCTTCAATTTATTAAGAACTAATGTTGATAACGCTTCAGCATCCACGTCTTCGGCAATGATTAATAACGATTCATTTTCCTTAACGATGGACGTCAACAGGGCTAACATCGGTTCAACTGTAGAAATCTTCTGGTCATAAATCAAAACATAAGGATTATCGAGTTCACACGTCATCTTAGATTGATTAGTTACAAAATAAGGGGATAGATAACCCGAATCGATTTGCATTCCTTCTACAAAACTATAAGTTGTTTTGCCGTTGGATGATTCTTCTAATGTAACAACGCCGTCTTTCCCGATTTTATCGAAGATGTCGGCAATAATCTCCCCGATATCGGGATCGCCATTCGCTGAAATAGTAGCAATTTGCTTGGTTTCTTCTTTAGAGGAGACAGGAATCACTTTTGAATCTAAATAAGAGACGATAGCCGCTACTGCTTCGTCCATACCCGCTTTGAATTGTGTACCACTATATCCCTCAGCTAGTTGCTTCATCCCATTATTAATCTGATGTTGTGCAAGGACTGTAGCTGTGGTTGTCCCATCACCGGCGACATCACATGTTTTATTAGCGACCCCACGAATTAAATGAGCTCCGAAGTTCTGTATAGGATCCGGAAGCTCTACTTCACGTGCAACAGATACACCGTCTTTGGTTAAACGGGGATGAAACCCCTTTTTACCAATAAAAACGTTTTTACCTTTTGGACCAAGAGTCACTTTAACTGCGTCAGCTAGGGTATTAATACCCACTAACATCTTCTCTCTTGCCTCATTACCGAGCAAGACATGTTTAGGAATCATACATAACCTCTTAATATTAGCGAGAACGTTCATAGATCGGCGAGAAGCCGGCTTCAGTTCCATAATTGAAGCGAGTCTTGTCTTGCCCTAGATAATCGGTAAGTGCAGCAGATTGTCTACGAATGTTATCGGCTTCTTGCTCATACTTACGTTGCCTTTGCAAGAATACTTCTTTGGGAAGCTTCATTAAAATGGAGCCTTTGATGCGAATGTTGCCATCATCTAATCCCGCAGCATAACGATGATCCATTTTTGGAAAAGCAAATTCAGGATGATCACTTGCTTTAACGAAGTCCCAACCTTTGCGATACATTTCACTAATGTTTTCTGGCTGATCTTCATTCATTAAACGTTCATTAATAAATCCGTACACCCAACCCTCAGGGATAAGTTCCGGAGGGAAATATAGCGTCCCTTTATGCGCAAAATCATCACTGTCTTTGTAACGAGGATCATCTAAATGACGACGACTTGCTTCAATAGACGACTCTACGTCTGCGCCTTCCCACATTTCTGTTGGTGTATGTGTTGTTTTTTTACCTGCCATTTTAGTTCCCTCTCATTAATTGACGAGCATAAGCCGCTTCAGCACCTTTGGCATCCATGATGCGATTGCCACGTTCATCGCGGATAATCCCACGTAATGATCGCGCCACTTCTTTTTGTTCTGGCGTCAAAATAACTTCTCTGCGAATGCGCGGATTAGAGTCCGCACTCGAACTACGTCGTCCCGGACTTGTCATCGGTGCACCAGACGGTGCTTTCATGGCCATTTTTGGTGCCGTCTTACGAACATTAAAGTTATCATTCATATAGGAGGTAATCTCTTGCCAGAAATCAGCGTTACCAATTTCATCGCCTCGTCCCTCTAATTTATATGCTGAAGCTAATTCAACCGAATATTCATCCGCTTTTTGCATGAGCCTTGCATCAAAGTTACGAGAATTTTGATCTGCCCATGAATTTTTCTTAAGCCACGCCTCAGCTATATCCCGATATTCCGGATCAATAGAATCTTGTGGCTCATCTATATCATAGTCTAGCTCAGCATAACGCGGTTGAGGAGCTTGACGATACATAGAGTTTTGGCGAATGGTCCGAATATTAGCTAATTCTTCGTTATATTGAGATAGAACCTCAATTGCTTCCGCTTGACGGCGAGCATCACCTTCCTCAGCTGCTTGTACCAAGATATCTTTTACCTTAGCTTTTTGTGCTTCTAAGTATTGCTCTTGATTGCGTAAAGATTGATGCTCAGTAGAAGTTAAGCGACGCTCTAGATCAGTTTTTTGAGCAATGGCTTCTTGAGCGATAGCTTGGAATTCTTTTGCTTTGCGTGTAAGTTCGGCAATACGCTTTTCAGCGGTTACCCTATTTTTCTTACGTTTCCGCGGCTTTTCTTGCTCTTCTTCTTCATCCTCATCCTGATCATCATCTGACGCTTGTGGATCTTCTGCTCTATCGTCGTCAGATTCATCTTCTTCGCTCTCGTTCGATAAAAATTCAGCATTTTCACGTTTAGGCTCTATAGCTTCTTGCAAATCGTCAGGTAAGGAATCGACGACCCAAGACACATCGGCTTTTGAGTCATCACGTTCATCAAATGCGAATAAAGAGCGTCTTTCTTTGGTTGGCTGTTGTTCTGTATCTGCATTGACAGTATTTTTTTCAGTCAAATGAGTTCTCCTTTATTATTGCCCGACAAAATGGAAGTTTCCGCATTTTTCAGGCGATCGAACAATGCGTAAGATTTCATAATCTTTTAAGTCCATGTTCTCGACTTTAGTGCCGTCAGCCCCAATATTGGTATTAAAAGTTCCTTGATACTTTTTAAAAGTTACATAATCCCCTACCTGTGGAAGTAATGTCCAATTCTTAAAGTGCTCACCTTTGAATGCTGCATCTCCCATCGCTAGGATACGACCTACTCCAATATTATAGCGATCACGATCTTTAGTTGAATCTGGACGCTCGAATACTGTCGACTCACCATCTGCTAAGAAATTATCTCCGGGCGTATATGTCTGAATAATGACATTCCAACCCACCGGAATGGGGTGATCCTCTCCAAAAACAGATTGGATAAGCTCATTGGTTGGTAATTCTCTTGTCATATTATTGAGATTCCGTTTCAGACTTTTTTGATTCTTCGTTAGAGTCATCTGTTACAACGTCAACGATTTTAGATGCTACTTCAGTCACGGCCTTAGATGCGACCTCAAAAGCTTCTGCAATAGCATGATTGCGAGCTAAATCAACGAGAGAAGAAAAATCTCCTACGCTGCTCTTCTTGCGTGCTGTTGCTGCTGAGGTAAAAATGTTAATAAGTTCTGCTGCGAATTTCTCGACGCTCATGATATTCCCTATAATGATATGGTTTAACTAGTTATAGTCTAAAATATAATCAACAATTGTCAATAAATTTAGGTTTAATTGAGCGTGTTCCCTAATAAACAAAAAGAGGGGCTATACCCCTCTAATTGTGATCAATACTATAGAGCTCGTTAAATTAATAACGATCTTTACGTTCACGTCCCGGACGAACCTCAGCATCTTTAACACGGCGATAGTCACCTTGTGCTGATTGAGGACGATTCTTTGGTCCTGATTGAGCAGCACCGGGGCCGCGAGGCAAATCAAAACGGTCAACCGGCATAGCTGGCTCATTCTTCATTGCATAACGAATTGTTTCCATGTTGGAAGGCAAGCAATCGCTTGTCAACATAGCATCAACGGAATTGCCCATGCGATTCGGTCCATATCCGCCAACTTTGCGCTCTTTTTCTCCGACATAACCAAAATCTCCGTGGTCATGGAATTGGCGTCGACTTTCACGAGCCCGTTTTTCTTCACGACGTGGTGCACTCATAATAAACCTCTATTCTAAAGTTTAATCCCCCCAAGGAATTTGAAGGGTTACTATTAAACTTTATCATAAATTATTGATAAGGATTCTTTTTTATTTGTCACCAAGCTTCCGCTCAATCTCATAAGCCTTTGTCTTGATTTGCAAATCTGTTTGACGACGTTTCTCAGCAAGTTCAGCTTCGGCTAGCTCCAGCTTTTTAGTTAATTCAATCAAACGTAATTCCATGTCTTGTTCTTTAGATAGACGATCAGTATCCATTTTTTCGCGCTCAATCTGGTATTTAATCATGTCTTCTTGATATTGACGCTCTTGATCAGTTTTCTGTAATTCAAGCTTTAACATTTCTGTTTCATATTTCATACGATCGGAGACAGCACGTTGCTCTACTTCTTGTGCTTTAACTTTAACTTCTTCAAGTAAGACTAAGCTTGGATCAAGCGGAGGTGGCGGCGCGCCTTCTGCGTTCATCTGTTGTTGATTTTGCAAGACTTGCGCTGCCATTATTGCTATCTGGTTTTGAACTTCCGGTGGAATATCTTCAGGGTCTTTCGGGATAGGAATACCCATTTGCATATAGATATTGATGAGAAACTCAAAAGCTTGGTGTTCTGCATCATGAGCAGCGGCAGCAGCGGCTACATTAGGCGGCAAATTTGGTTGCGCCATCAATGATTGAACTACAATACGATGAGCAGCATGGTCTTGATCGATATATGCCTTTACTGGCTCTCCCAGTATTAAACGCTGATTCTCGGTTACAGGGTCAAGCTCCGGTGCATCGTCCGGATCAGGAAGGAGTTTCTTAACCAACGAATCCGGTAATTTTATCTCCCTCAACAGATTCAAGTTAGCTTCTCGACGATCGTACAAGTCCGGAGCGTTATCAGCCATTTGGACAATCATCTGTGCTCGCATCAGGCGTTGCATTTTAGTAGTCACATAAGGATCAGCGATAGGTACTAACCGAATGTTTGATGAGAAATCCTCAGCACATATAAATGTAGCACCCCCGATTGCATCAAAATGAATCTGCTCAGCCGGCAATACCTCAGCGAACAATTCATAGAACAATTTGATTTCTTGGGACATTGAATCACGAAGCCCACGAATGACAGTACTTTGTACTAGATTAATAGTATCCAGTAATGCATAGGTTGTACCTACGGGGGCTGTGGGATTGAATTCGCCCATTTGCTGATTCGCTGCGCCCATAATTTGAGCCGCTGACATTTCTAACTCTTTGCGCAATTCATTAATCGCTGGACTTGGATCTTTGTAGGGCATCAACATAATTGAGTCCTGAATTCGATTCCCCATTGTATCTACCGGGACAAACTCTGTCGGACCCATGCGAATATTATTGTCTTCTAATCGCATCCCTTTTGCATACATACCGCCCGGGAAATTTGAAAGAGTATTCCCGTCGACATATTGACGAAGCAAGGTTGTGCTACCATGAGCTAACCCACCAATGAGATGCGCCGCACCAAGCTTGTAAAAACCCAAGCCATCCATAAAACCATAATCCACATAAGATTTTTTGGCCTGATAAGTATCATCCTCCATTCTCCAATTTCGATAAATGGCTAGAATCTTAGAGGAGGCAGGATGGATAATAACTCGATATGGGCGATAAGTCGTTGGACGTTCACTACTGTCCTCCCCATTATAATCGAGGTCATCCTCTAATAACCGTTCGTCAAGAAATGTAGAGCATTCATAAAGTCGATACTCCACGCTTTTATCATAAGCGGGTTTACTTAATCCCTCACTTTGATCAATCTCTTCTTCTAATGTAGAACTGTTTTCCCCATCATATGGTGCAATATCAACCCGACGGTAAATCCCCATATCATAATATTTTTCTAGCTCAGCCGCATTGGTGTGGAGAACTTCGGTCATACGCCAACAATTCGCTAATGATGTCGTATCATAATCAACAACAAAATCTTGAGCCTTAATAAAACGGGAAGTCGGGCGTTGTAAAATCGGATCGTAGTAGACTTTACGCACGGCCATCCCCATCAAAGCAACCCATGGGATCATCTTTTTGAAGTCGGGATAGAATTCCTCTGCTTCTTGTGTAAAGAAATAGTTAGCATACACTGAAACGCGCTTTGCTTGTTCTTCTAATTCCTCAGTGGGGTCTCCAATAATGATTTCTTTTACAGGACCTTCTAGGGGTAACAATTCAGCAACAGCTTGAGAATAAAATTCTGTGATAGCTTGCATCATGACGGGTGAATAAATCCCACACGCATTTTGAAACGGGAAATCTGTCTCGTCAACACGCAAACCTAATTGCTTGACCGCATTTGCTAAGCCTTGCTCCCACTCTTTGCGGCTCTCGAAGTCATCCTCAATATCTTCAATCAGATCACCGGCGATGCGCTGTAAAACGCCCTCACTTAGAATTTCGGCTAAGTTCTCATTAAAGAATGATTCTTGGGCAATCTCCTCAGGATTTTCTTTATAAACGCTGATATCGACAGCGTCATGAGATGGGATATCAAGCACATCGATATTTTCGTCTTCAAGCATTATTTCCTCATTTACTTTTATTCAACTTAATCTAATATTAAATCAATTGGTAAGGAAGCGAAAGGGAAAGCACTGATATGATTGAGATAGATGTAAATGACATTGTCATCACTGAAGAAGAAGTAGGTGAATACATTCGAGATCTAGAAATGATCAAACAGATATGCGTCCAATTCGGATCTGATATTGCCAGCCTTATCACCGAGACGAATGATTTAAATGGGTTGCTTTCATTAGCAGATAAAAATGAAGAACACGATGCTAAAAAGTTCGCACAATTAACGTATCTCAATGAAATATTATCGCTTTATAAACGAGCAATTGATGAAGCAGAAAAAGCCATAACTTCTCTAAACGCAAATCATAGTGAAGTGCATATTATAAGAGCGTCTGATCTATTAAACATCCGTCGCAGTATCAGCACTTTGTTCGGCGAGTATACGGCAGCATTATCTCATATAATGAGCCAGAAGATCATCAATGAGCAATTCATCGCAACGATCAAAGAGCGATTAGCTTTTATATTGTGCCTAGATTTTGAGCACTTACGTGGACGACTCAAATGCGTTATATCTGATCTCCCGGACACCAAGACAATCCATTAGTGCGTCATATTGACACATATAGCGGTTTTATTGATTTTATTAAAAATCGATCTACTTGACTAGATTTAATAGTCTGATACAGTTAACACGTCAGTGCTTCATGCACATAACCCGTTGCACTGACACAACATGAGGGTAATGTGAAAGAGTATGTGACAAAGAATTTCATCGTTCAAGCTAACGACATGAATAAGAATTTACGCACCGGGGCGTATACAACTCGCATTATGATTTATACTCCCGATTATACTCATTGTCAGTCTGTCACAATTCCATTCCGCTCTATCATGTCAACGAAGCAGCTTCTTAAACGGTTTGTGAATTGGATACGCATATCCGAGAGCGCATTAACCGAGGCTCATTTAAACGAACAACTAGCTATCATTAATAAGATGTTGTACATTTTATCTGAGATGAACGAGAAGAAACCCAAATCATGATTATCGTACTTATTAGTATTGCAATACTCCTTGCTGCCAGTGCTCTGATATTTGTAATTTATATGCGACATTTAGAGCAGCAAGACAACGATGCTTTCTCGGACCATCGATATCGCATTGATGACGAAGATTCACGTCGTTAGCATCAGTCCCGACGATTACAAGAACAAGATACTCGATCAAGTAGCGTGCCATAGTGATGTGCACACAAATAAATCCAAAATAAAACAAAAATACCTTCTAACATTTTACTTCCTTTTTACATAGTTCAATTGCTTACAAATGTAACATAGTGTCTCTGTAAGGATAAGTCAAAGATATTAATGCATTTTTTTAAGAACATGTACCCAAAAAGGCAATTTCGGGTACATATGCTCGATAACATGTATCCAAAAACGTGATTATGGATGCATGTTCTTTAATTTTTTAAATAACATTGATTGGTGAAAATGTTACTTAATAGTCGATAAATAACGACGGCAATACTTACAAAGAGGACGAGTTGTAAAGAATTCTTTTACAACTGTTTGCCACATCATCTGAGCATTTGTTGAATATTGCAATTAATGTAAACTACATAGAAATAACCATGCGTAAGGCTTAAAGGCTAATATGAAAAAACATTATTCTATTTCTGTGGGTGCTGATATGTTATCAGCTTCAAAAGAAACTCAAGAATTACCCATTCAGCAATATAAAGTAATTGAACTCTTTGCTGGAGGTGGCGGTTTAGCATTGGGGCTGGAGAAATCTGGATTACAGTGCATAATGCTAAACGATGTTGATAAATGGGCATGTGAAACTCTTAAGAAGAATCGTCCTAACTGGAATGTTATTCACGAAGACATTTCTAAAATTGATTTCAAACCTTATAAGGGTGAGGTTGATATCATTACAGGAGGTTTTCCTTGTCAATCTTTTAGTTATGCTGGAAAAAAGCTAGGTTTTAATGATACACGAGGCACACTATTCTATGAATATGCAAGAGCAGTCAAAGAAGCTCAACCTGCAATTTGCATTGGAGAAAATGTTCGAGGGCTTGTTAATCATGATAAGGGTCAAACTATTCAAGCAATGAAGGACGTTTTGACAGAATTAGGATACACAGTTTTAGAACCAAAAGTTCTTAAAGCAATTTTTTACCGAGTACCTCAAAAAAGAGAACGTTTAGTTATAATAGCTATCAGAAATGATTTAGCACATTTACCTTTTTCATATCCTGAACCTCATAAAAAAATCTATACTTTAAAAGATGCTTTGAAAAAAGGTGAGCTTTTTGATACGGATGTGTCAACCTCATCTGGGCAGAAATATCCAAAAAGAAAAGCAGAGATTATGAGTTTGGTACCTCCCGGGGGTTATTGGCGGGATTTGCCTCTGGAGCTTCAAAAAGAGTATATGCTTAAGAGCTATTATTTGGGAGGAGGCAAAACCGGAATGGCTCGGAGAATGAGTTGGGATGAACCATGTCTTACACTCACTTGCGCACCTGCTCAAAAACAAACAGAAAGGTGCCATCCTGAGGAAACTCGCCCATTCACTGTAAAGGAGTACGCCCGTATTCAAACATTTCCAGATGATTGGGAGTTTATGGGATCACTTACTAATCAGTATAAACAGATCGGTAATGCTGTTCCTGTTAATTTAGCATATGAAATTGGATGTTCTATTGTGAAATTTATGAACCAGCTTCATGACAAAGGCGAACAGTCTTGAATGCTTGCTGTCTGTCAGATAAGATCTTTTACCATTTAAATTTTTATTCTAACC